CGCATTCTGCCAAGCCTTCAAATCATCCGTTTTACGCTCAGGCTTAATCTTAAACCCGTCATCCGACAGATACCCTAAAGCGGTAAGACCGTCAGGAACCGTCTTCACACCATCAATAGTGTCACCGGCATGAGCTTTACCAATATAGACGTCACCCGTAACAGCAGAGCGAACATTAGACGCTTTACGTGTTGCAGCCATCATAACCCCCATTAAATATCAAACAATTACATTAAAACAAAAACAATAAGCTTATTCAGACTCCGCAGGCCTACATATAAGCTCAAAAAGCGAATACACATCAAAACGTGCACCATCAACCAGCAAATCAGGGCCAGTAGACCGTTTACAGTACACCACAGGGTCACCGTCCACACCGTCAGCCAGCACAGCCTCAACACGACGCGCCAACGACATAGCACGATCCGGCGTATCAGAAAACACGTTCACCCGCAAAAACACTCGCTCACGAACATGCAACTGCGGGCCACCATCAAGAGCCAACCAAATAAGGTCACCCTCAAACTGGTCAGGCACCGTCCCAGTACACGGTATATCGGACAGCCATCCATCATCCTTGAGCACACGTTTAGCCCACACACGCGGATCACCGTAAACGATCACGACGCAGCCCCAATCGAACGAGCCAACGTGCCATGCTTCGCCTCAATACGCTTCCCACCCTTATAGGTGGTACCAATACGGGCCACAGCCTCAACACGGTGAACCTGCACCTCCGACGACAACCCTGCACGATACTGGGCCCTATCAAAAGCATTACCGCCCACATTCGCCGAGGCCGCACGCCTCACACGCTCGCCACGCTCAGCCAACATCGCCTGCACCCCAGAAGACTTCAACACCTCACGAATACCCGGCAAGTTCAGCTTCACACTCACATCCTGAGCCACAACCCATCAGCCCTTCTTACGCTTCACATTAACCTGCGTGCCCGCATCCCAACCGGACATCGGGTGATGCCACACGATAGGAGATCCGTCAGCCTCCCACACCACACCCCGAATACGCCACCGGCAACGATAACCGGCACCCACAACAGACTGCTTGAACAGCATCGACCAATGCTCATAGTCAGAGTCACGCCCTGCGGCCTCATCCTCCTGCGAAACGGAAGCATAGATGGCCACGTTATGGTACACAGTCTCGACAGGCTTAGACCAGTCTTCCACCTTGTCGCCAAGATCATCGACACGAACAGTCGGCTGAAGCATCACAACCGTTTCACCGTAAGGAAAACCGGTCATATCATATCTCCCACAAAGGGCCAGCGTAGCCGTTAATATTCGACCCGCATGAGCAACCCTCACCCCACACAGTGGAACACACCTCAGAATGTGCATATCGACCATTAATAGTGGGTGTGATAGTGAACGCTTTACCAGCCCCACCATCACCCTCACACAACTTCTTCAGCGCGGCAATCTCAGAAGGCCACAACAAATTCGTGGGAGTATTAGACCGTGTAGTCTGAGCAAACGGGCCCGCAGACTCATACTGCACCTGACCCGAAACCCCGGTATCATTCCAGCGCAACAAAGCCCTGCGCAGAATAGCCTTAGCGGCATCCCTATATTTGAAATCCGGTTTAGCGATACAGGGGGCGACACTGACAGCCACAGCCTCCACATCGGCAATCATCGCCTCAAGCTTCCCCGCAGGAATATCGGCGAAAGGCTCAATATCCTCAGGCTTCAAAATGATACCCATCAACACCACCCCCTGCACATAGTACACATTCGCTTATCTTATATCAGTTACCAGCCGGAGGATTAGGCTCAGGCTTAGGCGGCGTAGGAGGCTTCGGGGCAGCCTTCTTCTTCACAACAGCAAACGAATCAAGCGACTCGATAGCCACATACAGCACAGCCTCGGCACGAACCATAACCTCGTTATGGCCCTTCAGGTCACGGCCAGTCTGATCCGGATCACCATACTCGATGATCTCGATCGGGAAGTTACGCTGGAAGCCCCAATGGACCGCAGAGAAATCACCCGCAATAGCCAAAACACCCGAGCCGCCATTAGCAATCTCCGGGGCGCCGGAAACAGTAGACGAGGCACCGACTTGCAGTCCACGCCAGCTATCAAGCCCGGAAAGGCCAGCATTCGGGTACATTGGCTGCCCAGCAAGCGGCGACCCCTTCGGATACACCTCAGTAGACACGGCAAACGAAAACGCCGGATCCAAAGCAACCCCGTTAGGAACCTGCAAACCAGCACCAGCGATAAGACCGACAGCCTTAATCAGATCAGCCGTAGCAGAATCCGTGGCCTCAACCGTATTCTTCGTCTTATCCAGCGCAGTCTTAACCTGTGTAGCAGGCGCCCCAGTGGCGGGATCAACACCATGGAAAGCGATCAGGTCAACGGCGCGACCAATAGAAGCACCAAGAGCCGGAGAAATAAGATCCTGAAGAACACCAATACGGTAATCATTATCGGCCCACAGGAACTCATCCGAGACACGCTGCTGAGTCACAACCTTGATAGGCTGGGCCGTAAACCCAGAAATACTAAAGCCGGCAGAAGGCTTCTTTTCATCCTCGCCCACAATCTTCGCACGGGGAACACCCGAGAAGGTTACCCCTTTAACCGGCCCGAAAATGGTCGGCTGCTCCGGCGAAAGCTTCGCCAAAACACCCGCATCGATAGCACGATCCTTCACAATGCTCACAAAAGAGCCAGGAAGATCAATCTTTCCTGTATTAATTACATTGTCAGCCATTTAAATTCATCTCCTCGAATTCGTTACTAAAGCATCAGCAAAAGAAATGTTTTCTTGATGCTTTGCATCATTGACAGGGGTGCACCCTGCAAGACGACGAACACCATGCTCGCCGCGATCAATCAAAGCCTTCAAAGCCTTAGCAGACTCACCAATGGAATCCTCATCGCCACCCTGAAGGAAACCGATAGCCTCATCATCCAAACCATACTCGGATGCGATCTTGCGACGCAGATTCTCTACCGTGAGAGCATTAAAACGCTCCTCCAACTCACTGTTACGCTGCCGCAACTCGTCGATAGCCGACTGCGACTCGCCACCCGTTTCACGCAACTGCCTCAACTCTGCATAGTTGCTTTTAGCGCGAGCCTCCCATTTACGGGCCTCAGCTTTCCAATCCGTGCCAGAAGAAGACTCCTCCTTCGAGGACTCCTTTAGTGGCTCCTCTTTCGAAGCCCCCTGCCCTTGTGACTCTTCTTTCACGGTAGCCTCTTCAACAACAGCCTCAACCTTTCCGGCCTCCTCGCTGCTGTTACCTATTTCACTTTGATCAACCATCTTGTTCTTTCTCCTTGCGGATAAACAACATTGACACTTTTTGTGGAGCACCCCTTGCGGAGACAACCACAAAACCAACAACCCATGCGGCTGCTGGAAAAACCATGTTTAGCGCATGTCAGAAATGTCACGCATCATCGCCAAAATGTTCACAGGCGACTCAGACAGACCCTTCTCCGCGCACCGTTCACGAGCCTTCTGATATATGTCCATGTACCGCTGGTCAGCCTTGGTGCGCTCCCACGGACCCACAACCTCAACCACCGTGCACCCGCAATGATCATGATATCGGGCACCAACAGGCCGCTTGCCTTTACGGCGATGCCTACCAACATGCCCGGCAGAAATCGCCCGCTCCTTCGTGGTGTAATCGTCACGAGTAGCCAACATGGCACAAAACGCGCACGGATCACCATCAGTCACCCTACGCCACGTCCGATGCTCCGCACCAGCAGACCACTCAACCGTATCCCGGGCCGCATTCATCACCGCACGCTCCATACCAGACGTCACGCTATTCACGATATGATTCGCATCATCCGGATTATCGCCCACTCTTTTCACAGCGAACGCCGTACGAGCGAACGCGGCCTCCGGGGTGAAATCATCGACCACGATACGACCTACCTCAGCCCCACACATCCGCCGAAACTCGGACACAAAATCTACAGCCATCCCGGCAGAACCGTCATGGGCGGCACGCTCCAAAGCGACACACAAACGCATATACTGGCCATCCGTGATACGCCCAGCCTGCCACAAACGCCCCAATTCAGTGTAATATCCGGCGTATTTCCCAGCAAACCGGATCAAATCCTTTTGGAACGCCGCAGCGAACTCTCTCGTTTCAACCCCGGCAACCATACCAGTCACTCGCTAGTCTGCTTCGAAATAGCACCCGCCAGGGCAGCCAACGGATCCACCGATGTGGCACGATGATCCATCACCGCATCAACCTGCGAATCATCCAAACCCAACATCTCCAAAACCGTGCGAGAATCCGCGGGAAGAATACCGGCACCAACCAGCTTCGTCACAGCATCAGCCGTAGCCGCCCGAGTTGGTGTGGAAGCATCACGCCAACGCAACCCCACATCACCGAAAAACTCTGCCCGATCAATACCCGGATCTAGCGCCTTAGCGGCTAGATACCCAGTAGACAGCCACCCAAGACCGAAAGAAGTCTGCCTACGCTCGGCACGCTTAACCAGCCGAGACTCCTCAGCCGCAAGCGCCTCCCCCGACGGCGGATTCGATGTGATAAACCCGAAATAGCGTTCCGGCACCGCAGCCTCACCAGCCATCAACTGGGCCAGCAAACGAATCTGGTCACTATAAGGGGTAGGACTGTTAACCGGAAACGAACCCACATTCGGGGTGTCACCGTCATCATCCTTATCTACAGCCCAAATCGACGCCATAGACATCACCCAGCCAGGCTGCGAAAACTCGTCCGCCGAAACACCCGTCACCCAACGCTGAGGGTAAGCGTAGAAATCTCGGTTCACAGACTGGCCCAACAATGTGCGCACAGCCTCATCCGTGTAAGAACGAATCGACCGGGTAATCTCCGAACGGCCATCAACCCGCGATGTGCGGCGCCGATTCACCAAAGGCACCAACGGCACCTCACCCAAAACATTCGGTATACGCCCAGCCTCTACCCAGCGGCCCCCCTGACACACACACTGCACAATCACATCAGGAAGCAAAAGCTCCGCCTCTATAACGTCCTTATCCTTGGTGGGCTGCTCCACCAGAGCCGCCTCCAAACGCTGCCCATCAGGACCAAAAACGCCGGTGCAATTCTTCGGCGACTGCGGGCGAACAACAACCCCACCCTCACCATCAGGAACCACCGCGATAAACGACAACCCAAAAATCAAAGCATCAAGGTGCGCCTCACACGAAGTGGTAGCAAGCCGATTAGCCGCATACACGACATCCAAACCATACTGGTCACCACCAGACCATCCAAGCCAATCCAGACGCTCCTCCAAAGCATCCACCGCAATAGAAGGCCACGACACCACCGTCTGCACCCTTTGCAGCTCCCTAGGAATAGCAACCCCTAAATCGGCCACCCGGTGACTACCCTCATAGTAGCCCTCAATACGGCAATGCCACGAAGACAAGCCGCGAATCCGGTCATGCATACCCTCAATCAACGCCAACTCATCCGAGTTCATACCACAGACACCCGCTTCCTACCAGACCGTTCACGCCGCCTAGCCTTCGCCATCTTCGC